ATGCAGAGGGGGTCCCAAAGTTGCGAGACCCCCTCCCCCCCTTTCGAAAGGAGTTTCGATTATGCAACAATGTCTTCGTTCCAGCCATCAGGAGCTGGGACGAGACGATACATTCCATTCACATTCATTTCAGCAGCTTCGAGAACTGCTTCTTCTATTGCATTTGATTGATCAGTTTCGGACAGTTCGCTCGAGGAGATGGTGATGCGGGCGAGGTACCCTGTGGTGTGGTAGCCTGAGCTCTCATCGAAACGATACCATTCATCGAACTGCGTGAACGGATTGTATGGATTGTCCACGGTAGTCAGCATGTGCACCATCACTCTCTCCTTTCTATAGAGCGTTCTTGAGTGTGGTAAGAGACACACCGATCTGATCAGCGACTTCTGCTTGTGTGTAGCCTAGGTCAAGCATGATACGAGCACGAGCCGTCTTAGCAGGAGTCATGGCTATCTTGGTTCTCGGTGTGGCTAGTTCTTTCACCTTCTCTTGATCTGCATTGTTAAGAATCTTCTTCAATGTGTTGGTGCTGATAGCGCCAGCCTGGATGGCTGCCCATTCCTGAGGCGTGATCTCAATGCGCTGCTTGCCTGCGCCTGTCCTTACGCGTGCTTCAGCCAAAGCCAAACCTTCGATCTTCTTGCGATCAGAAGGTTCCATATCCGGATTGGCATCCACCTTTGCCCGAACTATGGCGTTTGCTATGAGCTGGGCCTGTCTTTCAAGAGGGGCGTTTTTCTCAGCTATGGCGAGTTTAGCACGGAGGGATGAAACCTGGGGTTCATAAGCCGACTTGGCAGACGGGCTATATGGGTTAGGCTTCGTGGTGACCGCGATTTGTCGAGCCTTGTTAGCTAGATTCTTCAGACTATTGGAGTGGTCCGCATAGACCTTCTCTATTGTGGTACCAGAAGATAGCGTGTGAGCGTCCTGTGTTTCGGCCAGTTTCCTGGACTTCACAGTACGCAATACATTCTGGCCCTTCCTATTCGTTATCGTTGCGCCCGTAGGAACAAACACCTTCTGTCCAGTCATCTTGTCAACTGGACCGCCTTCTGCAGCAGGGCGGGGTTTTCTTTCGGGAATATGTACCTGAGATCGGGCGCGTGAAATCAAGGTTGAGGCGCCTGCTCGAGGACCGCCTTGATATTTAGTCTTGAGTTGGGCAATGCCATTATCAATGGCCGATTGCTTCCAATTAAGCTTGTGCTTCTCGGCGTCGATGACCACCATCGAATGACGAACAGCACGCGCTAGTTCTTGATGGGTCGCACCATGGATTGTCATATCCGTGATGAGATTCGATACTTCACCCATTTGAATGGCTTTGGTTCTGGCCGTCATAACTTTCATACCCTCGTACGCTGGGTAAGACCGTTGCGGATCGAAACCTTTCAGCCCTTCGAGCGCAGGCGAAGTCTTGACCTGCCGCCTGTTATTGGGGATGACAAGAACTGTGTCACCATCGAAGTCGGCGCCAGACAAACGTTCTGCTACTTTTGCGTTGATGCCGACCGCATCTTTGGCATTGCCCAAAGCAGTACGTGCTTGAGGATGACGGTTGTTGACCGTCAGCTCTGGAATCTCAAACACACCGCCATGAGGGTAGCGAATGAGAACCACTCGCTCGCCATGCCTAAAGTTCGGCGCATAGATCTGATTTTCAGGAAGAGTGTTCATAGGAAGAATTACATTGGATCGCTGGCGAGGGAGCGCAGCAGCTTTCAAGCTTACCGAAGCCGAATCAGCACTATCGGCAAAACCTTCAAGCAACTTTTGGCGAACAGTGGGGTTTGTCAATGACATGATGTCGTCGAATTCACGTTGCTTTCGTTCAAACAACATGTCGAGTTGCAGCTTGGCCAAAGCAGGACTCTGTTTCGACAACATCTGTGAAGATAGATTCTTAGACCAACGATCCCAATCGCCTTCTTCGTTGACGATGTTCATGGCAGAATTGACCTTGCCCGTCTTGGGGTTGATCCTCTGCCGAACAACGGCGCCGAATGGGTTGTCGGGGTCGTCTTTTATTGCTTTCATCGCGTCGAGCTTGTTGCCCGTGTTCTTTTTATTCGTATTGAAAAGAAGATCTACACCTTGCGGAAGATCTTCTTTGTACATTGCCATGCCTTTGAGATAATGCGTTCCATCGACTGCAATCCGGACCTGAGCATATCGAGCACTGCCCAGGCTGATATCGTCGATATTAGGCCGAACGTGGATGACGCCGTCAGAATCCGCGCCTCCATCTTCCGCGTAACGTATTCCAATTCGCTTGCTGGAGATAGACAGCGGTGTTTGGATCCCGATGTACGATCGCCCACCGTCTTCGGAGAACGACTGAATCTGCTTGATATTAGCACGATTAGCAGACACCTCCGAATAGGGAACGTCAGGAGCAGTGAGCACCTTGACAGTGGTTTGCTTTCCAGTGCCGAGCTGCTTCACCTTCAGATAGTGGACTTTGTAGCCTTCTTCTTGAAGAACCGCCACAGCAGTGGCCAATTTGGTCTGACTGATGCCAAGTTGATTCTCGACACCAGTACCGATGTCGATGTACTTCTTGGCGGCGACCTGTCCTTTGAGCATGGTGCTGGTGCTCATAAGAATATCGGCTCTATCCTTGACACCGGGAGCCAGCAGAGATCGGACAGTGGCTTCAGGCTTTCCCATTCGTTCCGCAATGGCCACATTCGACATGCCCTTGTCGGCAAGTCGTTGAGCCGTATTGATGTCGTTCTGCCGCTCTTCGTTACGAGCAATCGATTTGGCTGCACGAAGTTGGGTTGTCGTAACCCCAATACCTTCAGCAATCTCAGTTTCGCTGAGACCCTGCTTCTGCAACTGGGCCACGTAGCCCAAGAAGCTCTTGTTGCTAGCTTTCTCGGGTCCGCCAGAGCCCCAAGGATATCTACCAGACCTACGGAGAATACCGTAGTGCTCGAGGTAGTCGTCCTCAGGAATGATCATCCGTAAGCCTCCATCCTGAGCTCCTCGATGCGGCGGTCAAATACAATGATCTTGTCCATGATACTCATGATCGTTAAAGGATCGCCATCATAGATTTGAACCTCATCGTTCTGATAAATTCGAAGTTCGATTTCAATGTCCATTGGCTTGAAACCATATTCGAGGCAGAACAATGCCGCATACACTTCGAGTTGCGTGACCTTGACTGGCGTAAGCCCCGTCTTAAGATCATGTATCCGAAGTTTGTTGTTTCTAAACGAGATAGCGTCAGCAGTGCCATAACAGTTATAGGAATAGAACAGCGTCTGTTCTGGCGTCATTCGAAAGCCGATAGCATCATTCACGTAGGCGTTCAGCGTTTGTGTCGTGTCTGGAAGCTTGACGCCTAACGTAATCGCTCGTTGAGCGAAGTCATGTAAATCGCTGCCGCGTTTGGCCGCGAAAGCCAAGGTGACTCTGACGTCCAGTTTGTCTTGGTCGTAGTTCACCCAATGGTAGGTGCTTGGACTCAGAAGCGCATGGGTCCCGTTAAGGTTCGAATGCTCTTTGAATCGCATCAAGCACCTCTGCTTCGTTCTCCGGATAGATGACGGACGCGAAGCCCAGCTCGTTCAGTCTTTCGAGATAATATTCCTGGTTGGGTCTGAACGGTTCGTCCTTGCTTCGTTTCACTTCAAGCGCGGCCCAACGACCTTGATGCAAGATCGTAAGATCAGGGATGCCCTGGATGTACTGTTCGTCATTCTTCAAAACGAAACAGCCAGGAAATCGCATACTGATACGAGCGATCAAGCCTGCTTGGTACGCGTTCTCTCTGTTAGCAGCCACAGCACCTCCTTAAAATTGAGAAGCAGTACAAGAGGCACATTCTACTCCATCTATTATAATCCATGTTTTTCCTGCGAGTTTTTACCTAGTCAGGATCGACCCACTCGAATCTCTGAAATAGTGGATAGACGTAGGTTTTGTTAATGATGGACTTGACGACGTCGTTGAAAAGTACTCCTTGCTCGAAGACGATACTCCAGACACTGTCGTACTCGACTCCTGTGTCGATATTTCGCACTCGATTAGGGTTCTCGAGGTTCATCGTGAACTGACGAGCATGCTTGTTCGCGAACCATCGAGGACGCCACGTCAGATTGTCTGCTTGGCAATTGGTGGCGTCACCGTCAAGATGGATAGGCGTCGGAGTGTTGTACCTGTGAGCTGGCAACGGCACGAACGCTTGAGCCACTAAAAGTGCAACGCCTCTTGTTACTTGGCGTTCATGACGCCACATCTTCACGAATGGATGGTTGGATTTCGAATGCCCCAACGCTAAGATGCTTGAGGTTCTATCATTCCGCACCCGTCCCATGTTGCTGACAGAGTATCCAGGGAAATCCAGCAAACGCAACCACTGTTCCACACGTCCTCCTCGTGCCTAGAAAAAACGGCTATAAACTTTCTCTATAGCGTTACATATTAACTACTAGGTAATATCTAGCCTCATATAAAGAGTTTATAGCGTTTTTTCTGAGGCAATCATGACAGGTAGCTACAAAACAGTCAATTCAGACATCTGAAAGTCACGTTTATTGACGAAAACCTCTCGAAGACGCCTGTCAATCCACGAATCTGACAGCGGAACGTAGTAAATCAAGTCCGAGAACGACGTGTTGAGTCGGTCGATTCGTCCGTACGCTTGCTCGGTCAGTTTGTACGACGGGTTCTGCGTGAAGAAGAATGTCGCATTTGTCGTGATGCAGTTCCAGGCTTCGGCTCCAGCCGTGAACTGAACCAAGTACAACCAACTGTCCGTTTCGGGTACTTCCTGGTGTTTGTGGCCATTCCATTCGCGAACCACGATGCCGCTGATCGTCCTCAAAATCTCCAATTCGTAGTCGAAATTGTAGAAAACTATGAGCCGGGGGTGAATTTTCATCTTCCGTTTAAGCGCCTCAAGACGGCTTGGATGGATCGCAACGCACCGACGCATCAGTCCGAACAGCTCTGCGGACGTTCTAATCGGACGCTCTTCCCAAGGATTCCAACGGTCCTTCTCGATGCGTTTCATCATATCTCGATCGTGCTCAACCGGGATCGCTATCGTTTTGCGAACGGTATGGCGCTCGTACGGCATCTCGACAAGTATCTTCGATCTGAGAGAAATCAATCTGCCCTGATCCACGTATCGATCCACTGCCGGAAACTTCGTGTACGATTTGTAGATCACATGCCGTGCTTTGAACTCCGTCCGGTTCTTGTAGAAGCCATGGGCGATAAACACAGGGATGTAATCCAACCAAGTATCTCCGGGAGTCGCTGAGAGCAAGATCCATCCATTCGACTTCGCTATCTTTAGGAAGCTCTTTACCCATCCGCCTCGCCCCACCAATCGCTGCTCGTCGAAGATGAAGAACGCATTCTGGACGTCTTCATATTTGTGGATGTTGTTCCACGAATCAACCGTGAGAGCGCCTGCGACGGTTCCGTCTAAGCTCGTCCCGACGCCAAATCTGGAGAATTCCTGGCTCCAATCCAGGCTGTCCCTCTTCCTCGCCGTCGTGATCACGTAGACGTTCGAGTCGGCCCACTGCTTCATGTAGTACGCGCAAGCGACTCTCGATTTCCCCGATCCCACTCCACCCCACAGAATCGATCCGTTCTGCAGTTTCTGTAGAGCCTCCTTTTGGTGTGGTCTCAATAAAATCAATGTCTTCTCCTATCGCACCACAAAATGGGCACCGGTCTTGGGTGATCACGTTGCCCCAGAAGAGCAGTATGTTACACGCGCCTTCAGGACAAAACAACACAAGATCGGGATTTACTCGGATCGGCATTAGTTCTCCAAAGGTGCAATCATCCACTCGAGATACGATACTCGATACGTGGGTTTGTCACAGCAGGAAGGGCATACATCAGTGCGCAGCACATCGAAGACTTGAACCGCACATTCAGGATTAGCGCACATCACCATTTTCATAGCAGGAAGATCGAGAATCTCGTCCGGATCGAAGTGTGTCATTTTTTCTACTCTCATTTTTTATAGGACAAGTACAGGCGGCAGAGGTCCCCCCCGAGGAAGGGACCTCTGCCTCTCAGTGCCCGATCAGTGAGCCACTATCAGTAACTGATCGGGAGTCTGTACGGAGGACGCATGATACACCTCCTACATCATCACAGGAATTCCAACGTTCGAAGAATCGCGGGCGGAACAAGACCGGTCACCAAATCCACGTGCCTGTAGTACTGACGCTCGCGGGGATTGCAGGACAACCAGAAATCGATGAACTCGGTCTTGTCCACGCCGAAGTACGCGGCGAGTTCGGGGAAGTTGTTGTCCTCTTCGTTCACGATTCCTCATCTCTGCAGGGCTACTATTTATGGCGCCTCGTCCGAGGTGATGTCGTTGCCGGTGCTGTCGAACATGCGGATCTTGCCCTTGTTGTCCGTCTCGATACGACGTCCCTCGTTGTCACACGATCCACCGTGCTTGCACGGGTCCTTGTAGAAACCCGTCTGACTGTCCCAACTGATACAGTCACATTTCGAGCAGCATTTCTCGATGAAGATCTCGTCATCCACGATTGCTACATCAAGCCCGCGCCGCTGATCGGCATGTCGCCGATCTTGCCCTCGTGCGTCAAGTCCGGGGGCAGCTGCATGAAACCCATGACACTGTGATTGCTCGGAACATCCGCGGAGTGGCTCGGGGCGTCGGGCGATGCGAATGTGCTCCAGAATGGCTCGCTCGGGAAGACGATCACCTCGTCGTTCAGAATCACCAGCCAGTCACCGTTGTTCAACGTGCGCTCGATGATGATCTTCTCGCCCTTGCTGTTCGTGCGCTCGAAAGCGGTCGGCAGCCACTTGTGATTCGGGTGGGCAGTCCCGATTTCCACGCCGAACTCGATCGCCATGGCGCCGATGGTCTCGTTACAGACCTGGACTGCGTACGTGTGCAAGTCCTGAGGAATGTACACGACCTCGATCAACGGCAGTCTGTCGAGGGTGCGGGGGTTGATGTTCATTCTCTGCATCTCAGTCACACTCCAGACTCTCGAGCGGCCAGACCCTGGTAGTCGCTGTCGTATTCGACGCCGGTGTTCTTCGCCAGCAGTCCGGAGTTGTCGTCCAGATCCGCGAAACCGAGCGGCTTCATGTTCGCCGCCACGGCCTCTTCGGCCAGCTTCAACATCTCGTCGTCCGTCGGCACCACGTCGAACGAGGCCGCGAACTGTGCCGGCTTGTACACGCGGAACGACCCCTTGAGCTCGACCACGAAGCAACCCAGCGCCGCGTCGTAGGACTTACCGCGCTGGTCGCCCTGTCCCTTCATCGCGATGACCGGAAGCTCGACGGTGGTGCCGAGCATCCGCTGCTCGCGCTTCTCGACCGTACCACCGCACCACTTCGCGACGTCATTGATGTTCTCGAGCGTCACCTGCTCGAAGTCGACCGGGAACTGCTTGCGAACTGCGTGCTTGATCTCCAGCATTGTTTCCTGCCTTCACGAAGGTGAGATTGTGGGAGGGTGTTTGATGATCTCGAACGTTCCGTCGTGAAATCGGACAATCGTGTTTCCGATTTGAGCACGTTGAACGCCGGTCACCGTGGGGACATTCAAGCCGGGGCGTTTCTCCCCAGTGATCGCGTCGAATTGGTCAACTGTCATTCCCCCACACCATTGAGCGAGTTCCTCAATGTTGTTGGCGGTGACATTTCTCGCTTCGGCGCTCATCAGGTTAGCTCATATTCGCCGTCGATGTAGTCCTTCGGGCCTTCGATCGCACGACGGCCCGATTCGCGGTTCTCCTCGACGTAATTGGTCCACTTGAGCTGGAGGTAGTCCTCTTCGATCTTGACGAAGAGGGTGCCCAAGTAGGCCTTGATTCCTGACTTGTTGTTCACTGCCCAAGGATACGGATTCAGTGTGGCATCCGCGGTCTCGATGTCGACCCAGTCGAGCATCTCGACTTCCTTCTCGCCGAGATACGTGATCCCTTTCGAGGTCACCAGCCCGATCTTCGGCGGCCTGTTCCTGTACGAGACCGCGACCTGAATGTACGCCTGCGGAGGCTCGCCATCGTCGCGCTCCTTGAGATGCTTGACGTTCCACCCGTCCGCCAGCATCTTCTCAGCCAACTCAGGCTCGAGGAAAATCGCGAAGTTGCGATCGCCCGCCCGATTGTAGACGTCCTCCTTGCCCTCGAAATTGCGGAACGCGATCGTCACGTCCTCGAGAGTGAGGTTCTTGTCATTCCTCGCCATAGATGTTCTCCCTGTCGGGAATCGGCGGGATCTCATCCAAGGCCTGCCGAACGTCCGATTGTTTCAGAGGCGGCATCGCAGCAAAACAATCCGCATCACTTTCTGTCATTCTCGACAGAATGTCATTGATGATCTCACGTTGGACCTCTGTAGGGATGTAACGAAATCCAAGATAGATCTCGCGAATCCCCTCCAACTCAATGGGATTTCCTTGCATGAAATGCGGGAGCTTATCGCCCTTCACGATGATCATGAAGTCGCCGTTAATCAATCGCGCGTGCCCCACCACCGCGCACGGCGAACCCAGAAGAACGGGAATTTCGGGAACGTCGATCGTGATCTTCTCTTCGTCCATTCAGTCCTCCCCCCGAACGACAATCTCGCCGTCGTCCTTAGTGGCGTTCAGCCACAACTCTTCCGCCAACTTCTTGGCACTGGCGATGTCGTCAGGTGTGGTCATTAGCTTTCACCCTCTTCGATAATTCTGCGAAGATCCTCGAATGCCTTGCCAAGCGCAGGATCAGGATCTTTGCGCTCAGGGAGCTTGTCTTGTGGGTCGCTCACGCCACGAACTCCTCATACGACCCAAACTTCTCGATCGTGGCCTTGGCGTCTTCCGCGAGCTTCTCGAAGTAGCTCATGTCGATCTCGAGATCGAGACCCATGTTATTTGCCATGTCGGATTCGACCCAGAAGTAACCCTTGGTTCCTCCGACGGCGTATTCCTTGCCCTCATAGACACGAAGGAGACATCCCCCCACGCCCGAGGCTTCGGTCACAGGTACAAAGCGTCCAGTCCTCCCAACAAAGTGCGGTCCGGACGGGAACTTGAGGACCATGTGTCCCTTTGAGACTTGCTTCGTCTCTGCCAAGTCGGTCCGCAGGATCGGGTCCCCATCGAACAACGTCTTGAAGACGTAGGGGACCCGGAACTGCGCCCCGATCGCCGTCCATTTCTCGTCGTCACCCACCTTCGACTTGGCGATGTACACGGCATCGTTCACGAGACAGAACTTCTGATAGGTATTCTCGTGCTCGAATGTGTATCCGTATTTGTCTCCGAACGCGAAGACCATGTCGATGATCTCCTCGTCGGCATTCGCGATCTTGATCGAGTCGGTCTTGATGTGCACGACCTTGTAGCCCAATTCCTGAACGGCGTGCTTGAGCTCGATCATGAACAAGGCGCCACGCTTGGCCGCAATGTTGTCCTTGTTGCGCTTGTCTCGGAACGGAGAATCGAACGTCGCCGAGGTCAAGCCGTACACGATGTTGATCACAATCTTCAGCGCGTACGACAGAGATTTCGCCTGGCTTTCATCCTCGAGATACGGCGCCAGTTTGCCGTCGAGCATTGTTCGGGCAGTCGTGTAATCACGATGTTTTATCGCGAGTCGAGCGTCCAGCAGATCTTTGTAGTTTTTCGTGTATCGATCGCCGAACATATTCATCTTGATGATGGACGTCGGATGCATCGATGCCACATCGAGAAGCGCGACATTCTCATACATCCCGGGTTCCGCGTAGACATATCCGCCTTCACCGACCTCTTCCCCCATGTAGGTGCTCTTGCCGGCATCATACTCGTAGCCGGGGAACTCCTCGGATAGATCGGTGTAGACGAATGATGTTTGCGGATTCCTGTCGCCTTCAAAGATGATCTTGGCAGTGTGACTGGCGGTAGGATCGTTGACCGTCAGACCGCTGAGTTCCGCCAAGATCTGGCGGGCCACGAAGTCCTGTTCACGATCCTCGAACACGGCTTCGGTGGCGTTCACATCGTTGACGCAGTATTCCACGACCTTGGGCCAGAGCTCTTCCGGAACCGGCTGATCCCACGGGTGATCCATCTCCATGTGCGGGAGGCCGAGGTCGATTTCGAACTTCTTCAGAGACTTCTTCTCGCTCGAGAAGTCCCAGATATCAGCGTAGGACAGACTGTATGCGGCAGCGAACGACGCCCCACTGCGGTTCTGCATGAGGCGCTGACTCAGGTCGTACAGCTGCTCGTTGTCGAAACCGAGATAGCGGGCGTAGCAAATGTGGTTGTCGTACCTGCGATTGAAGAATCCGACCAGCTTGAGCTTGAGCAACATTTCCATATCCTGCGGAGCAGGATTGATCATGCGCACAACGTTGTCGGAACCGCGGTATTTCCAGCAAACCACGAAGAGATTGGGAAAGACCTCAACGTCGAAGAAGACGATCGGTTGATCCGCATCGGCGTTCTGCGACAAGCGAGGATCTGGGATGGCGCCAGGTACGGCCTCACTGGAGAAACGCATCCTCTGTACGACCTTGAGGCACGCAAGGGCGTGATTCGTACTGTTGTTGGCGAAAGCCACAATCTTGGGCCGGAGATCGGTGACGTCGTAGTTGAGTCCAGAAGCGTACGCGTCTTCCAGAATCTTGGCGATGAAGTCGATCGATGGTTTCGTACCGGGATGGATTTCCTTTCGGAAGTTGCGTGCGATGAGGTCGCGCAGACCCTTCTCGCTGCGAATGGTGTCTGCGGCCAGCACGGTTGATTTCTCCTTGAGGGGAAGGCCACTACTGATGGTGGCGATGGGAACTGTATTGCACTTGGTGAGGCGACGCCGTAGTGCAGACTTTCCAGTGAATACCTTGACCTCAATCCCCTCGGAGTACAAACGAGAGAGCTGAGACACATCGCCATCGTAAAGATAATGGAGATGCACACCTTCACTGGACTTGGAGAGCTCGGCATACGTGGGCGGCCATGCTGATGCCGCTTCAAGATTGCGGGCGAGTGCCTTGACACCATTGTCTCCCTTCAAATCGAAATCAATCACGATGTGGTTTTCAGGAACACGAACGTAATGTTCCTTATGTGTGTCGATATCCTTCAGTGTTGTCGTGACTTTCGACCACGAAGTCGATGGAATTCCTTCGGCAGTCGAGAGTTGCGCCGGCTGATCCGCGAGCTCATCGTCCAGAAGCGATACTTTGTCCTCAACGACCAGCGAGAAAACCGTGTCGCTGCGAGTCGTAGTCTTAAATTCAGCCGCATTAAATCCCGAAAAGTAATTGCGAACAGTCTGTCCATCGACCTCTGTCCTGTCCTTGAAGTCATCGAAGTAATTCCGCAGTTCCTCTCGGAACTTGTACTGCGGAATAGGTCGTTCGATGCCCGTAGAACTACAGTATTCTTTGTACATCTCGTAGGCCTGCTTGAGCGTGACCCCGGGATTATACTTGAAGATCTCATAATACGCCTCGACGAAATTGAAGATGATGTCGGTCTGGTACATCATCTGCAGAGGCTTGTACGTATTGTAGTAGTTCTTACCAAATTGGCGGTAGACGTCGAGGCAATGTTGGGCTATAGCTCCCAGTTCGAAATCGATACGGCTCAGCAAAGTATTGTACGTATTCGGAGGAATCAACACGCCCGTGGGATGGATGTCGACCAATCGACGGATGATACCGGATTTGGCGTCGGAGATCTTCACAGGTTGGTTCGTGCCCAAGAAGAGCAGGGCATTGACCCGTCCAGTGTAACTCGATTTGTACTTCTCGTTCATGAGGATTTCCTCGTGAGCGACAATCGAGTTCAGTTTCGTGTTGTCTTCGATCCGGGATAGATCCCCATCGTGCTGAATCGCCACCAAAGGATTTGAGCGAAACGCTTCCGTAGCGAAGCTTCCGTTGTTCGATCCGAGTGCTTTCGCCTCGAACGTGGCTGTGTATCCCTCGAACAGCTTCTCGACTATCGACATCACAGTACTCTTGCCAGTACCAGGCATACCATAGAAGACGAAGAACTTCTGTATCTTCTTCGAATCCCCCGAGACGATCGAGCCAATCGCCCATTCGATTTTCCTCCTCTCTTCCACCGAGTAGAGTGTGCCCACCAATTCATCCCATGCGGAATGATCCCCTGGCGCCAGGGAATACGGTAGACGCTTGCTGACGTGGTCTGATCTCTTGACTACTTGATCGGCGAAAGTGAGGTGTTCGTCCAACTGACGAGAGTTGTCGCCAATGTTGTTGACGAACTGTCTATATCCAATCCATGATTTGCTCTTGAAGTTACGCATCGTGAGAATAGATGCACCGGGGGCTTTTTCCTCAGCGTACTTCTGCAGTTCTGCGTCGACGAGACGAGCGACGTCATACTCGTCCGTCGACCACAAACCCGCTTCTTCGTCCCAGATCGCATAGAATGCATGACCACGCACCATCAGATCCTGGGATTTTCCTACCACAAAGTTGGGGGAGAGAATAAGACCTCCGTCTTTTTTCTCTTCTATTTGCGGCGTATAGAAGTCCATCCAACCCCCTTACGAATCTTGCAGCAAGTATTCGTTCAGTTGGTACCAGATTTCGACCTTACGTTGGTCCTTGTCAGTGGAACGAAGAGGGAAGAGGCCGCCAGTTCCATCACAATCGTACGTCCGCCACATCACCGCGGACGTACGAGCCTCTACATCCTCTTCCAAGAAATTGCTACGATCATTGTGACCCAGAAGCCCTAGGTTTCCAATGAGATGCCAGAACCAGTATGTCGTGTCGTACTCGGTCAAGAAATCGAGTCGACGCGCCAGTCCGATTAACATCTCCAGGAAAGAACAACCGAGCTCCACCCAGTTTTGATCCACGCGAACATCCACCAGCTCAGCCCATTCGAAGCGGAGTTCGCGCCCATCTTCTGCTCTGTTGTCATCGTTTGGAACGAACCAGGTGAACTCTGTTTTGAAAAGCACCCGGAACAAGTTCCAATACGTATCAGGGCCCTTACGGGTCTTGACGTCCGCTACCAAGCTGTACAGCCAATGCAGGTATTGGTCGTCAAGAGTCCCGGGGGTCACTATCTACCTCGGCCACTGGGGGGCTGTGGCTGGTCCTCCTCAATTCCGAGAACTTCCTGCTTGTACGAACCCCCGTGGCGCACGACCTCGAATTCCTGTCCCATTCGAGGATTGCGAATGTGCACGACATTGTCGTCGCTTGATCCTTCGCCAAAACGATCGAGATTCTGATACCCGACAGTGCTCTCGATGTCCTCGACAAGCGTATCGGTTTCGTCGACCACTACCATGTCGACCGGATAATAAGTCAACGTGGTTTGAACGAAACCGCTGACGTTCTCGATGAACTCTTCCTGAGAAATGACGTGGGGTCTGTCGGACACATTGGTCGTCGTACGATCGACGTCATTGGGCGGGAACATCGGTTCCGGAGCTTCGTCCGTACTGGAGAACTGCGTCTCGCCGAACGGCCCAGCGTGCCTGGGTGTGTATTCGGACGCGACGATCTTGTGGTACGCCGTCCTCTGTTCGCTCTTTTCGGCAGGATCCTCTTCGGGCTGTTCGCCGGACTCGACATTCTCGCCAATCAGCGCCGCTGCTGCTTCCTGCGGAGTGGCGAATTTCTGCTTGTCGGTAACGACCTTCTCGTAGTACGTGGTCGCTGCGTCGATTTCCCTACACAGCCTTTCCTCGAAGTCGACGGAGAGGCGATCGTACGCGATTTTGTAGCCGAGGACGGCGCCAGCGCTGAACGAGATGAGGCTGACAGCAGTCACAGTCAAAAGGGGCTTCATCGTCTGTGCCCCTTCAGATCTTGTCGTAGATCACGCCATCGACGTTGAAGTCGAGGAGGATGGCGTCGGACAGCCCGTTCACGAAGTCGCGCACGTTCGGGTTCGTGATGTCGTCGAAGATGCCGAAGTCGACGTAGTTGTCGCCGTCCTTGCTCAGCACCCAGCCGACGACCTGACCGGCCTGACTGCGCTCCAGGCCGAGCGCGTCGTACACCTCGTTCAGGAACAAGTGCCCGCGCATCCTCAGCTTGTCGTTCGCGAAGTTCTGCTGACACTGGAGGAACGCTCGGTTGTACTCCGGGTTCTTCTGCCATTCCGGGCACAGCTGGTCGAAGAACCGCGCGTACATCGACGGCGACTCCATCGCAGTACGCTTCTTGATGACGGTCTTGATCTTGCCTTCCTTACCCTCGACCGTCTCCTCGTCCTCCCGGACGCCATGCCGGAATTCGCGGTCCCGATCGACGCCCAGCTGCTCGACGACACGCTCGCGGTACTTCGTGAAGGCCTGATCGACGGATGCGTACGCCGCGGTCAGAGACGCGTTCCGACGGTTCAGCGTGACGTGAGATCCGGTCAGCAGAGCCACTGACAGCATCATCAGACCGGCCGCGGGAGCGTACAGCTTGGTGACGTTGAGGATCGTCTTGACCTGGAGGACCATCAGGTCCTTGTCACGCTTCTTCTCGTCGTAACCGTCCGAGTCATCGATTCCCTGCTCGACGGCCAGCTTGTAGTTCTCGTGGAGCATGTGCGCCTTGTCCTTCATCTCCTCCGCTTCCGCGAGCGTGTCGCTCAGCTTCAGAGTGGCTCGGCACGCCAGGACGGTGGCGCCCACCACGCCCACCATGCCGCCGTAGAACATGACCCTCGGCGATGTCTTCTGCAGCTGGAGAAGCGAGCGACCAAACCTGTTGGTCACCGCGTCCGGAACGATCTTCATGAGGTCTTCCTCCATTTGTTGATCTGGATTTCCAGTGATTTGACGCCGATGGTCAGGAAGAAACAATTCCAGCCGTACACTTCCCAGCCGATCATGCGGCCTTTCGGATCCCTGAACAGAAGCGGCTTCTTCTTTCCGCCGGGCTCCTCAGTCCAACGCTGTTGTTTTGGGAAGATCGATAATATAACCCTCACGAACTCGACGAACAACTGTACCATGAAGATCAGTCCATCCCCACTTCTGATCCGTGTAATTGGACGACCATCCGAGAAGACCGTGGAGATCAGCCACGCTGACAGATTCGTAGTTATCCAAGATGTCATACATTCGATCCACGACTGCATCCGCCTCGACGCGAGTCGCCAGGAGAATGTCGTCGATATTCTGCGTTCTGAGAGCTGCATTGGGTTGACGCTCCGCGACACCATGACGACCGATGGGGTTGTTTCCTCGGTCAGCATAACGTGTGTAATTTGTCGGACCGGGGGTGACGTTCGGGCGAGATCCGTACGGCCTGCGCGGACGCGACTCGCCGTAGATCAGTCGCTCAAAGCCCGTGCTGGCGGCTTCGGCAAGCATGTCCTTCGCCTGAGGAATGAGAACTTCCATCACGACGTAGTTCACCACACTCTTGCTGTCACCGCCGATGAACAGGTCTCGAAGTCGTCGACCGAGCGACTTCTTCCTCGAAGCTGCCTCACTGGTGACAACCTGCTCGACACCCTTGTCTGTAGCAGACTTCGGCGGCTGGGACTTGGAGTTGCTCGGAAAGTCGGGCATTGACCCTCTTTTCTGCGAAAACTTTGAGGCCGTGTTCCGGCCTCGCAGTCTCATTCCTCAGTGTCAGTGGGATTCTGTCGATTCTTGATCTTCTGAACGAAGGCGACGATTTCGTCGATCTGGTTATCGGTGTACTGCCTGGTCAGGTCGCTCACCGCTCCACCGATTACAGTGCTGGCAGCACCCACAGTCACCTTGTGATATGCTGTGGATGTGTCGACATTGCGCTCGATGAAGTCGTGAACGATCTTGGCAGTTCCGATCCCCACGACCAGCGATACGGCCTTCTTCAGGATTTCGATCTTCTTCACGAAGTCTTTCCTTTCACGGGGGGTCTCATTATACTGCGTGTAAATCTTGCGAATCGTGCGAGAAAGAAGGGGCACCTGTTCTGTTGGGACCTCAGCGGTCGTTTAAGATTCGCCTCTGGACTAAGCGGAGACCATCTCGTTCTTCTCACTGGGAGTAAGCGAACGAGCGCTTGGCGAATCCCCCACTTTCTCTATGTGTTACTTGCCGGAGTGCAGGAACGCCTGCTGGAGATCCTCGAGCGAGGCGCCCTTGATCTCGGCCTGAGTCGGTGCCCGACCCTCCTTGAGCCACGCCGGACGCTTGTCGTCCTCAGGAAGCTCGACCTTCGCCTCGACGGCCTTGTTCTCGCCGGTCTGCGTCTTGATCTTCGCCAGCATCTCTTCCCGCATCTCCTGGGGGAAGAGCTGGTTCACGAATTCCGACGCGGCGCCAGAATCCATGCAGAGCTCCAGCAGCAGGACGTCGAAGGCAGGAGAGTCAAGCAACTGACTCTGAGCAAGCTCGTCCTTGATGAATCGCTCGCCGTCCTCGGATCGGACACCGGACGCCATCTTGATGATCTCGCGGAATTCACGCAAGATCGCACGCATGTCCCTTTCGGCGACGATGCGCTGGAGACGCGCCGTCAGCTCATCGCCCTGAGCGGCCAAGTCGAGGACCTCGGCCTGGGACATGTGGAAATAGAAGTCCCGAGACTTCACATCCCCGTTCAGGTCCTTGAACGTGATGGTCTTCTTGAACACGATTCTCCTCAGTGGCAGCGGTCGTAGCCGCGAATGGGAACGGTACGGAATTCGATCGAAATCGCCGGACGACCGTCATCCAGCAGTGTTGCTGCGTAGTTCACGCTTAGGAGCTCATCGGAGTTCCAGCCGACCTCGTCCGAGAAGAGAGTGCCCGAGAGACCGATCTTCTCGTAGAAGTCCGTCAGTGACGCGTGGTAGAAATTGTTGATCTGGTAGTTGATCGCATTGACGGCGCTTTCGACCTTCGTCATTTCGTTCTTGAAGAATCTTCCCGACAGAGCGTCGTAGAACAACACCTCGGAACCGACGATGATCACGGTCTCAGCGCCAGGAGTGCGCTCCATGCGATCCTTGGCCAACTCGGCCCGCATTTTCTCTTCCTTCTGGGCGCCGAGAGTCTTGACGACGCGATCCTTGTATTCGGCTGCGAGCTCTTCGGAGAGCTTGAATGCCGCCGCGATGGCGGCCGTACGTCGGGCGCTGATCTGATTCGCGCCGATGACGCATCCAACAGTTGCCGCCCCCACAACAGCTGCCGGAATATAAAGCTTCCAGCCGATTTCCAGTTTGTTCTTCGGCGCCATGTAGAGGTCGTTTATGTCGGCCTCAGCATTGTGACTGTTGACAAGCTCTGCGAGCTCCCATGTGGCCTTTGCGGCCAGAACCGCAGTTGTTACGGTGCCAGCAATAGCCAGGCCAGTCAGAATTCCGGGGGAATTGTCCGTCACGAACTTCTGTGCGGTCTTGACAATCGGCTTCAGATTCATTGAGTACTGCCTTCTTTATCTATGGCCGTAGAAGCGGGCAATGAATGCCAGAGTCATGCCTATTTCCGCGGAGATGGCAATGGCAATGCCGACTGCCACCCACGCTTTGACTCGTACTATCGCGCCACCTCTCGCACTATGTTTAGACACGGGACAACACCGCCGTCTTTGTCACACCCATTGCTGACATATCGTAGCTGATCGTACCGTCTCCGATCGTGAAGATCTTGGAGCTCGATGCGTTGAAAATCGCTTGCGTGGTGTCCTTGATGGATGCGATCTGCTGACCGGGATGTGCGTCCGAAACGAACGTGCCCTTCCAGTAGGTCACCGTCGTGTCGTTGTACTTCAGCTGGATCGTGATCGTGTTGTTCTGGACGGTCGCATCGATGACGACGCCGTTGCTCGCCGTTGTCCATTCCCCGTCCAGATTCGACAAGATGGACGCGTGCATCACGGACGTGGTGGTTTCGACGTGCGTGTTCGGTGCGGCGACGGGCGAGAGGATCACCCACGTCGCGAAGAGCAACCCCAGCAGCGCGATACCGGTGACTCCGACAACCCAGACGTTGGACTTGATCAGCTTCGTGAGTGACATGGGTACTCCTCGATTGGGTAGAAATATGACCCTGCGAAAACCTAAACGCCCTGTTCGGGCGCTAGGCGTGCTACTTGGTTTTGGCCTTGGCAATGATGACGGTCACTTCGCAGATGGTCTTCAGTACGCGGTTCGCGGCGATCACGCCTCCGGCGACGATGATCGTCTTCGACACGAAGTCCTTGGCGATCTCAGCGATCTCCGTGGGCTCCATGACTCGGACGACCTTCGCCTCGCCATCGGCAACGCCGTTGTCGTTTACCATTTTCACCTGGAAGGCCTTGTTCTTGAACACGGCTTTTCCTTTCGTAGGGTCTCATTATACCGCGTGTAAATCCTGCGGATTGAGCTCTTCCCAGCCCTCGGGGCTCATCCCTGAATGTGGATCGAGCAAGATGTCGAGAGCGATGATCGACCATTCTGCAAATTCGCCTTGGCTGTCAACAACCGTGTAACGAACTTCGCACATAGCCAGGGGAAGAAGAGGCACCAATTGCTGGAATCCGCCGTCTTCTTCCCTTCGCCTGTATGATTTACCGTTCATAACGCCATTAATGACGTCATTCAAACTAGCCATAGCATTGTCCTTTCAGTGGTCGAGCAGCTGGCATGAGATGTATATCCAGCACAGATATCCGATGAATACGGCGGCAATCAACGGAACAAGCTGCTTCCACATATTGGTCCTTCCAAAATTCTGAGCCCATGTTTCAGGGCTCAGAATCCGATTCGTGTTACAGGTCAGTCGTTCAGGCAGAGGTTGGCGGCGGCTTCCTTGCGGGCGCGGCGCTGGGTCATCTTCTTCATCACGTGGTTCGTCGCGGCAGTGGCGACAACACTCGTGGTGGCGAAGACGACCAAGCTCACGGCCCAGCTGGCAACAGCCTTCTTCTCGGCAGTCATGATCATCCTTTCACAGTGTATCGGTCTCATTATAGCCCTTGTAAAACTTGCGAATCCGAAAAATATAAGCCGTGTAAAACGCTCGAAAAACCCAACCTGTGCTTTCGGGTTACACAGGTTGGGCTTCGAGATTTGTGCGGGATTGCTTGTCAGACGATTCGCTTGATCAGTCCGAAGGCCTTCGACGCGACCACGTGAACTCGCTCATGCTGGAGCACGAAGACGAGTCCGGCGAGATGCGTAGCGGCGGTCACCACTGCGTCCATGCTGATGCGATCCTTCTGGCGAAGTTCGTACAGCTTGGTCACGGCAACGGTGGCGTTGTTACGATCCTCGTCGAAATCGTGCCTGTTCTCCAGATACACGAACAAGTTCAAGATCTCGTTGTCGAGGGCCTTCTTGACGGGGTCTTCCGGTCGTTTGAACACGGCTTTTCCTTTCAGTGGTCTCACTATAAGCCGTGTTTTTTCTGCGATTACGCCGATGGCGCAGGCTCCCTCTTGACAGTGAGGCTGACCGTCTCACCTTCGTTGAATACCTGATTTTCCTTGTTGCCCACGATCTTCATACCAACCGGTGCTCCCGTGGGATCCTGCAAGAGCACCAAATCACCGATGTTCTGCTTGCTCTGGTAGTTGCTGGCGCTCTTTCCCAGGATCGCGCCGAGGAACGTGTCCACTGCCGTCACAACGCCAGCGACCACCTGCGCTTCGCTCCAGTTGAGCGTGATTCCGAGTGTCAGAATCAGAGCAGCGAGCGCGGGAAGGACGACGAGTGCAACCCACTTGAGGAAATCGTACGCCTTGGAATTGATGGTGAAACCTGTGTCACCCATTTCTTCGTCTTCCTTCCAATACTGACACCCTTTGACGAAGGGTTCTGTTTTCTTCCCTCAGTGATGCAACTTCTTCGATCAACTCACGAATTTCCTGATCTTGACGCTCGATGGTTTCGATGTCCATTTTGCGAGCGCGCTGGTACGCATCTGTTTCGGCTTTCGCTTTCTCATTCGCTGTACTCGCATCGGCGCTATATTTTGCGGCGTTTCGTGCTGCACGAGCCGACAGCCATGCAGACACAACACCAATGAATGCGACAATAATTCCCGACCAACTAATCTGGTCCACCACTCACCACCCCCGTCTTGTCTGGGTTCAACAAGCCTGAGATCGCCCACCACATGAAGGCCACAAGCCCCCACAATATAGCGCCAGACAGACTTTGTGAGTGGTAGAACAGAAAAGCAGTGAAATATGCAGCCATCCACATGGACGACAATCCTGTGAGAATTGTGTATCCCCAGGTTTCGTGGAACGGCGGCCACCGTGATGACACACATGTGGCCACGCCCACAAGCATGAACACAACACCCCATGCACTCAAAGGGATGAATTGGAGCAACACAACAAGCGAGTCGTCTCGTGCTTTATTTGCTCTTCCGAGAACATATGAAAGGCCGATCAAGATATACAAGATTCCAGCGACCATGAGAATCATGCTGTGACGTTTCCATGGGCGCAGGCCCCAGAACCGATTTTTTACGTTCTCTTCCATGTTCCCGCGCTCTTCAACCATGGTTCCGCCAATTTCCAGACTCCGCCAACATTCACATACGGAATAGCTCGTTTCCAAACTCCGCCAACGAGAACGCTCGCGCCCGCAACCAATATCACTTGTGAACGGGCCGACCAGGCTCCCCAGCCCAATGAGTTTCGGTATCGGCTCCAGACGTAATACGTCACGCCTGGAGAAAGATTCGTAACCGTATACGTTCCGCTCATATCGCTCATAAAATCAGTTGGAGTAGAGCTATCTGTGCCATATCCCAATTGACGCTCGAGCGTAGGCGTATTTCCCGCACGATCGGCGATCTTATATTTCACCGTGAAGGATGACTGCGTTACAGTCGGAAATGTCGGATTCTTTGGGGGTGGCGGGACTTGCCAGAGAACTGCCTCGCCGCGATTCGACCAATCGCTCCAACCGATGGCGTTCCGACCACGAACCCACACGTAAACGCGTTGACCCGGATTGAAACCGTCGTATACTTCATCTCCGCTTGAGCCAGCATCTTCGAAGTCGTCCGGGCCGATGGTAAGGGATGTACCAAAACCAACTTGCCATTCCAGAATAGGCGAACCACCATCGGGTCCACCCACAAACACCACGTGAATTTCGGTGTCGGAAACGGCTTCAGCCACTTGCAGAGTAGGAGGTTGAGGAACAGTCGACCGAGTGATGTGCTGCCAGAAATCCGTCGTTGCCCAACCAAGTCCGGCACCTTCCATCGTGTACCGAATATCTTGATCGTAGGCGACATTGATCGTGCCCACGTGCTGCCAGTTTCCGCCCCTCAGTAGAGCGAATTTCTGACGTGAACTAGTGCCGTTTGCCGCCCATGACCACCATTGATCGTTATTCCATGTGCTCGGTCCGGTGATGAACCAGAATTCGACGTCACTGCCCAGGTCGCGGATCATCATGGTAGACCCGCCGCCGATACCCAGCGTGTAGTCAGTCATGAATCACCTACGGCAGAATCTTGAAGTAGATATCGCCATCCGTGCCGCCTGCTGGATCTGAAGTCCCCGAACTGATACCTGCGGCCGTTCGTGCCGAATCCTTGGAGTTTGGGACCAGATCTTTCAGACCCGCGACGAAGTCTCGAGTGCGATTGATCTCCTGGGCTCCATATTTGACTTTGCCTTCTTCCCCGGTATCGGGCACCAGAGGATAGCCTGCAGCCGCGGCTGCATCACCGATCGCCACGAGGGCCTCCTTCTACTGGGTGGACCAGTACTCTGTAGAACCCATCGCAGACCATTCGACGTTGTACTTCCACGAGGCCCAGGTTCCGGGGTTGATGAACGACTTGGTGACCAGAGAGGGATAGACAGAGTCTCCCGTAGAATCAGACGAAAATATCTGTTCTACGACACGCATTTGAGCCGTGCCACCGTCATTGCCTTGAACCTCGACAAGGTCGCCGAGATTGTAGTCACGCTCGTAGACGAAAGTGCTCGTTTTGACGATCTCGCCGTCATAGACATTGACCGCTTGCGATCGAGCAAGTTCTTCCTGGCCCAGTTGGGTCAAATATGCAGGAGCATCGACCAGTGCCATGCCTTCTGGCAATTGCGTAACAGAAAGAATCTTCGTCTTCTGATCGAAACCGCGTTCCGACAAGACCAGATCCGACGTTTCAACCCACACACTCAAGGTCGTGTCGACGTCGCTACCGTCTTTGTAGAAATAGACCACCAATACGGCGTTGTAGTACTTCGACGTGTCGATGAGATTCGTGGTATCGATCAAATTCACCATATCGTAGGAGAATATGACCGGGTTGTAGGTGGTTTGATCCGTTGTTCTGTCGCAGCCCATCATGGATTCGAAATAGAGCTTCGAATCGTTGGGCGCTTTGTACAAACGAAAACCCACGTCGTATGCGGTGCAAATATCTTGGAATGCCGAATACAGATCCTTCGGCTTCGTCGACCATGGGAAAGGTGTGGTCCATGGATCTGTGATATTTTCGACAGGATACAACGATGTCGTGCCCTGTGGTTGCAGATATGGGATAATATCTCCGGAGGAAATTTGACCCGAATAGCAGATCGCGAAGAAGTAGTATTCGAGCAGTTGTTTCGGCGTGTAGGTCGTCGTATCCCACGATGGGTTTATGATCAAGCTGGTATATTTGGCTGCGACTCTCTTTTCGAGCATCGAGTTCAGGCAACGCCCCTTCACTGTCAGGACGTTGCCGTTCTCGATGTCGTCTTTCTCTTCAACACTTTCTATAATCATCACACGCTTCGACTGCGGAATCGAAAGCTTCGTTCCTGCGACGAATCGGCGTTTGTTGTTCGGCGTGGCGAATGTGGTGATCTGAAAATCACCCATCGAACTCCAGCGTTCCGTCCACAGGAAAGAAATATACTGGTCCACGACGTCGATGGGTCGGAGAAGCGCGTCAAGCAGGAAAATGTCCATCACAGACCTCCGTACCTGACGACGTATTCGAGCACGTACGGAATGGGATCTCCGGACGCATAAATACGAAAATCGTTGTTTCCCTCGAACAACTGAATCCAACTGGACTGTGAGGATCGTCCATACAAATATGAACTCGACACGCCAGCACGAGTGAGCGTGATGCCCTTGGCGCCGGTCAACGAACTGACGACAAGAACGTCTCCAGCGATCAACGACCCCGTGAAATCCAGCTGATAACTGTTGCCGCCTTCATCCGTGTTGTAAATGGTGAAATCGGGCAGCGTCCTATTCACATTGAGCGTGACTACCGTGCCCGTTTCGATAGATCCCGGATAATCGATCACCGTATTCGTCGTGTCGGACACGGTGTTTCCGGAAAGATCGATGATTCGAGGATCGGTGAAATCGGGCTGGTAGCACATGATGGAAATATCCACACGGGGATTGTTGTCGAACAGTGGCGTCGGCATGGACTCCACAGTGCCTTGAATATCGACATACAGACCTGTGTCCAGATAGAAACGGAACTTGATCTGTGATTTCGGCATGAAAAACCGATAGAGATTCTGACGCAGAGATGTGTACGTGTCCGACACGAAATCCGGATCAAGATCAAGTTTGATTTTGATGTTTCTCGGGGCGCGTTTTGCCGACTGGAAAACATCGCCATCGATACCGGCGTAGCTCGATGCTGTGAGGGTCGCTTCTACCGGATCCAAACCGTCGATATCGTTGACGACATACTGCGCGTCATCGTCAATCATGGGAATCGTCAGCACATTCCCTCGACTGTTGGTCACATCAAACTTAGTCAGCATCAGCTACCCTCCTTCGTCAGAGACACGAGATTTTTTGTCTGCCGGTAGATCTCCGTCGTGGACAGAGCCTTGGGCGACGTGTTGTTCTGCGTGAAGTTGAACGTCGAACCACTTGACGGCGCCGAGTTGCCTGTTCCGTCACCACTGGTGCGGTTGTTCTCAAAACCGGTATTGGCATTCTGCGCGTTGCTTGCTGTCGTCGACACAGTCAATTCCGGCATGGCCAGGATATCCGTAAGTGAAGCCGCGTCTTTCTTCACCTGCGAGAGGTCCAGTACCGGAGCAATAGTGGGCTGGAAATCAACCAAATTGCTGCCGAGAAGATCATTAATAGTGCTCAACGGCTTGCTGAGGCTGTCGACGGCGTCCTTGCCCACAGCGAGAGCGGCATCAGCAAAGACGTGGCCATACGTCTCCACACCGCTTTCCGCACCCAGCATCAACTGCTGCCCCATCCACTTGGCCTTCCTCGACGGCGACTTGATGCCGAAGAAGTCCAGCACTCCTTGCCATGCCGACTGAGCGGCAGACAGAAGCTTGGCGCCGATACGGGCACTGAATGAACCCAAACCGCCCAACACGCCTTCGAT